TTTTTGTCGAACGATTTTTCTGTAAACCGTTCTTTAAAATATTCTGTTGCCGTTTCGGCAACAATATCAGGAACATTATCGAAGATTTGATCAGGAAGTTGTTCAAAATATTTCTCCAATTCGTCTATTGTCATGTAAGAATAAATTTATATATTTGCTTATAGTTTGCGATGCGGATAAGGAGTTGCCAATAACCTTCGGCGGAGGGACAACGACGGCCGAAAACGGCGTATCGCAGACAAGCCGAAGAACCCGGATTAAACGCCGGGTTTTTTTATGAGCAATCCCCATCTGTATTTGTATTTGTTCGCAACACGTTTCATTTTATTGGCCGTCTTTTGAACCTCCGAAACCGGAAACCATGTTTTTATCTTATAAACAATTCCATTTTCGATAGCTCCGATTACTGCAATTGTTTCATCTTCATAATATTTCAAGAATACGTATTGATCGAACATATTCTTACCGGAGATGCCTGAATTAATCCACACCTCGTCTGGCGTTTTCAATGTTTCAGACATCGCTTTGAAATATTTTGCCCTTGCTTCGTATTTCTCTTTAGAATGTTTTTTCAAAAAATCCTTCTCATCAAACAAAATCGATCTCCCATTGTAATCCGTAAAAAAAGTTTTCCCGTCTTCTTTTTTCAACGCATCAACAAAATCCTTAATTGCGCCGTCATAAACAGGTATTTTATCTTGGGCATTCGAACGCATTTGTTCATACGATTTCAGTCCATATGTAGTATAGTTGATATCCTTGAAAAGTTTAGCTGCCTGATTTGGAAACTTTTTGATATACATTTGATTTTCATTGAATATTTCCGGCATGAGCGCCCTGTTCACGCCAAATCCCTGTGCCTCATTTTGCTTCCATTCCGGTGTTTTGTAGTAGGCGTCCACTCTGGAACGCATTTCATCAAAATCGATGTCTTCAGCTTCCTGTCGCATTCGAGGAACTACGTAACAGCGGCATTTCCAACCATTAGGCGGCCATATTTTATCCCAGCGGGGATCATTAGCCGGCAACATCAAACCATGCAATTTTCGATGTTCTTCTCTTACTTTATCATCGCCAACCGTGCGGTATTCCCAATAAGGGAATAATTTTGTTTTGTTTTTCAAACGGTTGTAATTTTCCGTACTTTCAGTTATCAGTGTTGCGGTTTGCCATTCGGTTTGTTGCCAAGTCTTGTTAAATACATCCAATTCTTCGCTCGCCGATTTATGGAATTCGTCGAACGATTTGCTCTGACGATAGAGTTCGTTTAATCGTTGTATTTCCGCAAGCGTTTTCGCCGCGCTGAAATGAAATATGTTCAATTCCTGTGCAGTTCGGAAAGCATCGGATTGATATCCATAGGTAAATCCCAAATCTGCCATTCGCTGTGGCTTAGTATAGAGAGCGGAAATCAAATCTTTGCTTATCCAATCGAACAATTCGGGATCGAAACGGCCGATAATTTTTTCGCCAACTTTTTTTATCAGCCGGTCATGCAAATCTTCATCTGATAGAATGAGGAGATTTCCATTCGATATTGCCCCGGTCATTGCCGGGGCCTGAACGAAAAAATCGGCCAATTTTTTAAAGAAATTTCTGTCCGAATTTTTAGCCGATCCTTCATCCGTTTTATCATCAATTTCATCATCCGGAACAGAAAACTGCTGAAATTTACGGCGAGCAACCTGTTCACCGTCTTTTGGAACCGGAATACTGAATTTATCGTGCAGGTAAGAAGCGGGAATATCGATAATTTCGGATAATCCGACGATATCGGACACGGAGAGTTGTTCGGCAGATTCTGGAAAGACAAAACGACCACCGGTTACCGGAAATCCGCGTTTTTCGAGACGCGGCAAAAAAAACTGATTTAATACGCGCTGTACAAAACGCATATCGCTGCGATTTTTACTTCCTTCAACTTCCTTGTGTACCTCGCCGAGCGATCGAGCGCCTTTATCGCCTTGAATTGTTGTAAGGGTCTGACCTAGAACCGTGATCAATATTTCCTCGTTACAGGCTTTCCGGAAATCGTTGAACGACGTTCCTGAACTTCCCGAACCGGTATTGTTTACCGTCTCCACGTCGCTCTCTTTTGGAATAACAAGCCAAGGGGCCGAGCCCGCATGCTCTAGTGCCTGCTCTAGCAATTGTCGGCTTTGAGGATTGAATGAACTATATTTTCCGACGCGTTGCGGCATTCCGAATATTTCTAGCCATTGTGCCCAGTCGCCAAATCCGCCCCGTTTCCAAATAACAAACGGAGCAGTACGAAGGAATAAACCAAAATCACGAGGTTTGCCAAGCACGAGTAAATTGTCATCTCCTTCGTATGGAATACCGTTAATATCCGTATCCTGCTTGAGGATTTGACGGTTAATCAGGTCAATGTGTTTTTTCGGAATTTCGAAAACGGAAATGCCGTCGGTGAAATCGAATTCCATCGCCGATCGCCCCCAGAAGCGAACGTCCATGATGAGATTCAATAAATCCTCAAAGCCGATCGTATCCATCAAGGCGACCATTTCCGGCACTTCCTGACCATTTACATCCTGGAACGTTATTTCTGCATTGGTAACCGCTTCACGACGTTTGTTATAAGCATCGGAAAGATAGCTGTCGATGAGCAAGTCGTCATATAAATCAAACAGACGTTTGACACGTCCTGAATCTGCTAAAGTGAGTGCATTTCTCCACTCGCCAACGTCTGACGTTTTTCGTTGCGGTGCTTTGATGATGATCTGATTAATCACCGTTCCGCCTGTATTTTGTTTCTTTGCCATTTAAAAATGTTGATTTTTCTTCGGATTGCTACCGAAAGTGATTATTCTGTTTTTCTCCACTCCATCTTCGACGATTTTCGGCAAATCTGGTGAAACATCACCCTTCTGAACTGCTTTAAGCCAATCTATTGCGCGTTCGTATCTGTCTTGACGGAGTTGTAGTTCCGTTCCGGCATTGCAAAGATTGATGAAATGCCACACGGAAATATCCTTTACGAATATTAGCAGCAGTGCATTGCGATTGCTGCCTACGGCGGCGAAAATTTGTGCCGTGTCATAAGCCGCTAAATAACCTTTCGCCTCCTGGCATGCCGCGTCGATGGCGGCCTGCAGGATTGTTTCATCATCGCGAGAAATTACATTGATGTTCTCTGCGTATAAATGAGTTTTAAGTTCTTCGGGTGACAAAAAAGCCATATTTTTGAATTAAAATCGTTTTGAGTTTGAGCGTCGTTTACCAATTGAGTAACTGTCCGCTGAAAGTGTAGATAACTTTTCATTAATCATCCATACGGCACCCTCGACACAGTCGGGGCCGTCGGCAGGGGCGGTGAGCTTTGGCGTAACAAGTAAAAACTGCTCCTCTAACCGTTTCATGTGCGGATTGCTTTTCTCATTTTCGTTGAGAATCAATTTACCAAGACGGTTGAGCGGCTCGAGGTTTCCTTCTATCCGGGAGAATTTATCCGGCTTATTTCGTTCGTCCGGGATAATACCGACAAATCCTTTTTCCTTCGCGCGCTCTGAAAACAACGGGATAAAAACCTGCTGGTAAAATGGGTCTTGCAATTTATTATTTTCCACGTAATTGTAAACCGTCGTTTTATCGCCTACAAAGTCGCGAATAGCATAATACCATCCCACAAATTCCTCGTTTGTTACATGATCGAGAAATCCGGTAATGACGTAGTACTTACCGTCATAAGCACCTACAAGAAACACCGATTTATAAGAACCCTTGCCGTTTTTCGAGTTCGACGGCGCCGGGTCTCCGTAGGCAACTAAAAAAGGAAATCTATTCAGCGGCGGAACTTTGCCCCATGTCATTTCCTTGAAAACGTCGCCTTCAGATAGCGGATTGTTGAAATATTCCTTTTGAGCCGAAGCCGTAGAAATCATCGACAACATCATGTCGATATCCTCTTCGGAGTTTTTTTGAGGCCAGGAGGATTTGCCTTCCGCATTCCTTATGTTTATAATATCTACGAAATTGGCCTTTTGCATTGCTCGAGTTATGCAGCAATCTCTGGCAATCACATTGCCGTTAAATAATATTCTGTAACTACCTGACACGCTAACGGTAGGAATAAGCGCTTGCTCGATCCACTCCCACTTTTTTTGTATGCGATCCGGATTGCGCGTTTCCTCGTCGGTGTCGATATCGTCGATTAGAATAAAATCAGGCCGAATGGCTTCGTTTCGAGTTCCGCGCGGGCTTTGTCCTGCACCAAGTGCGCGGAAAGCAACGCCGTCGTTTGTAATAAATTCTCCCATCTCCCACGAACCCGGCTTTTTCTGTACACCATAATCGTTAATGATGCGGAGGTTACTTTCGAATGAAATCATGATCGGCATCAATAATCGTTCAGCATTGTCCTGAGAATTTGAAATAAGCAGTATATTTTTGATTTGTCCGGTTAGCGCCAATTTGGTCACCTCCATCATCGAGCGCGAAGACTTCGCCAGCTCGCGGCTCCAGGCACGCACTTCATACCAACGGCGATGATTGAATAATCTCTTAGTCGCTTTTTTGTGGAATGGTGCAGGCTCGCATGTATAATAAGTTGGGAAATAATAGGCGAACCAGGCTTCGTTGTCGGCCTCGAGGCGGGCAATACGTTGCCGTTGCTCGGGGATTGTTTCCGTGTCATCGACTGTTGCCGCATTGAGTAAGCCTCGTCGGAATTCATCCCAATCGGTTAGCGCATCCTTTTCAACTATTTTCAATCGCTTTACCATCTCATTTCAATTTGGTTTTAACGAAATCGTCGAAAAGCGGTACAAGCCGTTGTGCTTCCTCGAGATTGAACTTACGCAACCAGTTTAGAAACTCTTTAAACGTCGATAAAATCTCGTTTAAACCGGTCTCGGATTCGAGTTTATCGATTGCACTTGCAAGCTTTGTAATCGTGTCTGCCTCGGCAGCGGTTGGATATTTATTCCCTTCACGCTCCGAAATGGCCTTATTCATTTCAGAGAGCTGGCGGTAAAGGTTTTTAAGCTGCTCCTCGCGCGTAATGGTAATAGATACCTTCAACTCGTCCCATTTGAATTTCGTCACCCATCGCGACAATGTTTGCTGTGAAACTCCAACACGTTCTGCAATTTCTTTTTGAGAAATATGCTCTTTCGTGTACAACAATTGCGCCCATTCTCTTTTTTGCTTGATCGTTAAGTTTGCCATAATCTCACTTTTTCAAACAAAAATATAACCCACGCACATAAAAACGCAAAAGTATCTTAACCGTTAATATA